TATTTTTTTCGGCACACACTTGACCTATTAAAGCCTTAGATTCTCTAGTCATATTGTACCCGTCTATCACAACAAATCTTGCTGTTTTAGGTTTTTTATCCAATAATGCAGCTTGCATTAAAATTCCAATTATGGCAAATTGGCTCTCGCTGTAAGTGTGCAACCTCCTGTATTCTTTTTTCTGATTATCAAATACGTCTGGTGAATGATGGCCATTATAAACTAACCACAAATGAGCGTCATTATTTTCAGAAGGCTCAATTCTTAATCCATCCACTCCAGTTTCAATTTTTGCGTATAACTTTCTTAACCCCTCAATCTCTTTCTCGTGCAACCCTTTAGATTCAATCCAACTTTTCCATAATTCAAATCTTGAAATTAAGTTGTTGTTATGCTCAGCAACTTTCTTTTCTGACTCCTTTTGTTCTAATTTATCGTCAATTGCTTTGGTGTCGATTTTAGTTTTGTCGATTGGAGTGTCGTTTTCAGTTTTCCATCTCTTCCCTATCTCAGCTTTCTTTTCCATTAGTGGCTGATATTCTTTAGGAATTATTGTGTCCTCGTAAATAATGACTCTACCGTCGGTAATCGGCAATACTGTAGGTTTTTTAATCACTTCTGAATCAAGAAACGATTTATTAGCTAAACTTATGGTATCATTCCAGTGATTTATTGCGGATTCTAATCTGGTTAAAATATCAGTTGGGATATCTTTTCCCTCCAAGAATTCAGAAAGTTGGTGTTTTACTTCACAATCCTTATCATAAGCTTTTTCTAACACAACATAATCGAAATATTCTTTTTCACGCTTTTCGTTAAGCTTACGAATTTCTTCTACAACCTCACGCCCCTCTTCCGTAATTTTAGCTAATCTTTTTTCTTTAGCCTCTTCTGGAGTTTTAAGAGTTATCCCCTTCTCTATTTCAAGCTTTCTAATTTCAGAAGATATAGGTTCAGTTGGAATAATAATAAGTTTTTCAAGTTTTAATTCATCTAATTTCTCGTCTTTAAAATGATCCATGAAAGCAGAATTTCTTTCACATTCAGCTCTTAAATCATCTCTTACTTTTCTAGTTTCAGAAACCTTTAATGTAAACTTTTCAGCCCCTAGTCCGCTTAATTGAGAAGCGTAAATATCCTCAATCCTTTTCCTCACTATAGTTTGATTGTCGGAATATAATTCCTCCATACCGAAAGTGATTGGGGTTGTTATGATTTTCTCGTATTTATTGGCATTCATTGATATGCCATCAATAACTGGATTGTGATCTACCTTGCCTTCTAAATTTCTAGTATAAAGATATGACTCATTGATAGGTTCTCCCTTGTTTACACCTGACGATTTTTCCCGAACTCGGTATCCCATAAAAACTTCTAAAGGATCATCGGCTAATTTTATTTCATGAGTTAATCCCAAGGCCAAAAGTTCCTTATCTTTTATAGATTTTCCCCCACTAATAGCTGACATAGCTCCCTTAACTACTGTACTTTTCCCAGCTCCATTCTTACCTATTAACTCTACGACGTGACCATCTTTGAATTTGTCAAAATCCAATTCTACAGCCCTAACCGTTTTATCGTTAAGAACCCGTATTCCCAATAATCTTACTACTTTTTGATTTTCCATATTACTCTTTTATTAATATTCTTCTTCAAAATTAAAATCAACATCCACCTGCTCTGGATCAATTATAATCTTAGTCCCGTGAGCGTGATAAAGTCTAAGAAGTAGCATTTCAAAATCACTTCTTGTGATAGACTGTTCAAACTTTGATAGTTTCTCTTTTGTTTTAAGAATAAACATTGAACCAGTTTCGTTCACATAGAATGAATAAGCGCATTTATACTCTGGGCAATCTGCATCTTCATCCATTTTAACTTTCCACCATCCATGAGCATCATCCTTTACGCAATAAAATGCAATTGACTTATAATCCTCTTCCCACCATGATGAAACGTTTTCATGGCAATGTTCGCCAAAACTCTTTACAATATCAGACAGTTTTATTTCAGATGGAAGTGATCCTATTATAGCATTTATGCTTTTTTGCAAATCTTCCATAGCAGATTCTTTCATAGAATTTACGGCTATCTGTCGAACTTTATCGGTTATAAATCCAGACATATCAGGAAGTTTAAGCTCGTTTAATGAAACGTTTAAACTAGATTCCACCTTAGATTTTACAAGTTTTCCAAAGTCAGAATACTCTCTAAAAGAATCACTTATTATACTTTCGATAGTCTTAGTTATTTGAACTTCGACTATACTTTCCAATTTTTCGTCAACTACTTTTTGAGTTACTTCATTGGTTAATTTTACTATATCCATATTGCTCTTTTATTAATTATTTTCCATTTCGTTCCTAAAGTCTTTCCGGTCTAAAGGATGACACCACGCCAATAATCTTTCACTACTTTGATTTTCTAACCATTCTTGGGTTAAATGTGAATGATAAGATTTTACTGCTGCTTTGATTCTGTTTCTCATATATTCTAGTTTTTAAGTGAGGTACAAAGATAAACATATTATTTTAATAAACAAATACGATTACCATTTATCTTTTAATCCTTGAATTTCTTCTCTAATTCCAGTTAACAGTACTGATCTCTCGTCTGGCATCATAGCTTCAATACCATCACATCTTGTAATATAATCTGCTATAAGCGCATCGGCATCCTTAATCTTGGTACACATCTTTTGGATATGAATTGGCGAGATTGGAACCTTTTTAACAGCTAATTGCCAATTGGAAGGTTTCTCATCGTCGAAGTTGAGATAGTACCAATATTTAGCTCCTACGGCATGCATTTGACATTGTACTTGCCAAAAGTCATCGTGCTTCTCGTCGAATAGAGAATAAGCATGAGAATGTGTAGCTTCATCACCACGGGCTTTTGTTTCGATGCCAGATACTACATTTTTAAATCCTAAATCAGCGTGAATCTCAAAATTTTCTTTTTTTTCTGATATGCTTTGCTTTAATAATATTTGGTCAGGACTAGCCCCTGCTGACGAGTTTTCGCCTTTATACCCATCTTCCCATTCTCTCGTACCATCATCATCTGGAAACAGAATGAATCCAGTTTCTACTAATTTTTCGCTATCAATACAAATGTAATCCATATACAGCTCCCCAAATCTTTCAATAGCCAATGGTTCCAAGTCCAATCCTCTTTGCATTTCAGGAGTGGTAGGAGTTTCTTTGGCGATAATATCGGTTAACCTTTCCATAAACTTTGAGAAGATGGCTGTTTTGGCAGCACCTCCCCACTTCCACACTAACTCGCCATCGCCTCCTGCATTTTTAGGAACTTTAGCACCCTCTGACATTAGCTTGGATATTACCGAAGCACTCCAACGCTTATGTCGCTTCTCAAACCACATTTTCGAGCGTTGGCCTGTTGTTATTTGGTTTTCTTCCATATTAAAACGGTTTTTTATTTGTTATTTTCTCTAATTTAGAAATAACCTTATGGTATTTCTTTTCCCAATCGGTTTCTTTATGTTCATAAATGCCTTCTATAGTTTTTGTTAAAGCATCAATCATAATTTGATTTACTGCATTCTCAAATTTTAAGCTTTTAATTTCAGATTTAAGTTTATTGTTATCACTTCTAAAATTTTGATTTTCAAATAGTAATCTATGTGATTCTGTATTTGAATTTTGAATAATATATTGTTGTCTTTCTAAATCTGAAATAAGACGGGTTACTTTAGCTTTTTGAAAGAAATAATCTACATGTGAATCATTAAGCAGCTTTTCTAACTCCTTAATTCTACTTCTTCGGCTTTGCATCTTCTAATTTTTTAAATAAAACATCACTAATTTTGTATTTCTCCTTAGCTCTACTTGGGTCGTTTCCTTTTTGAACATGACCAAGTACGGCAGTCCAATCTACTGTACCTTCCTTTAGCGTAGGTTTTTCGTATCTCTTAAATCTAACAACCCAACCCCACTTAGGAGTAGATACAGCATACATTATAGCTTTTTGACCTATCCAATCCTCTATTTCAAAAGAGTTAGCTGCCGATTCAGAACTAAAATATTTTATAGTCGGATTGCCAACTACAACGCCTTTAGGTAATTTAACTCCAGCAATCGTAGTAAAGAAAAGAACGTGTTTTAATCCTTTTCTTCTAGTCTGCTGATCGAAAACCTCCTCTTCCTTAAATGAAGAAACAATAATCGGAGTATTGTCTTTTAGTCCATTTAAACCGCTTTTCAAATCTTCTCCTGAAATATAGTTTACGTTAACGTATTTCTTGCAATGCGTCATTACTACTCCCTTTCGATTTTAATTTTACCATACAAAAATAATTGCATAAGAAGCTCTAAAGCACGAACTCCATAATGAGGCTGATATACAAGACCATTTTCCCATGCCAAAAATTCAAAGTCCTCCTTAATCTTTCGAGATACTTGAACTCTTATTTTTTCACCACTAAATCGGCTATCCAATTTTTTTTCAGGAACTATTCCATCCAATTTTCCCGAAGTGTATTGAAGCATTAAATTCTCCAATATTGGCTTTATTTTTGACCGATTTATAATAAGCCTATCTTTTAGGCATTTTTGAGCGAACCTATTACGAAGGTCGCTACTCATTATCACTTGCTGTCGTCTCATCCTTTACTTGTTTTAAAATTTCTGCATCATCTTCGTCTACAATCTCGGCCAATGGAGTTTCTTCTATGTCTTTGAAATACTTTAAGATCACATTACCTAATCCCATATCAGTTAACATCGTAGTTGTAGTAACATAAACTAAGTCCAACACCATATTCAATTCTTCCATGGTATTATTGGATATGTAATGTTTTACAATTTGATGGTGTCTAGTTCCTGGAGATAATGTTACCTTCCAATCATACGTTTTTGTACTTATCGCCAACTCGTCTGATTTTGTGACTGTGATAACAAAATCATCTGTCGTGGTAGTTGTTACTTTACTTTTTGCCATTTGCTTTTATTTAATTGTTAGTTTTTAATTCTTCTTCTCTTAATGCGAAGTATAAATTCTGTAAATCATGTAATCCATGTAATAAACGTTTTTTATAATACCAGTTACCTGAATTACTCATGTGTATTCTTACTCCATTAAGTAGGTAAGCTGCTGCTATTCCGCTTCTAGGTTTTACATCTTTAAACCCAAATTTAATCAACAATTCCTCGGTTATAGATATTGGAACTAAGTATTCGATAGGTATTTTTATTCCATTAATCCAAACAGCCTCTTTGTTGATTCCAGTAACCTCTCCGATTCCAAATTCAGTCTCTACAGAGTCAACCGAAACCTTAAAGTTCATTTTATTTCCAAATCTTAATTCGTTTGCTTTCATATTACCAATATTTTTTATTTTCAGTTATAAAAGGCAATTCATTATACCACCTTTGAGTCTTGTCTTGTCCCATATATTCTTTTGCGGACTGAGGAATATCTTTTACCATATCGCCTCTTGTTACGGGCATAGACAGGCAAATGCAAGCCGGATGAAAGCCTGTAAAGAAGTAGTCTTTAGGATACATACCGACCAAGTAGTCGCATGAATCTAAAACAGGATGAGCCGGATTTAAATAAACCCTCACTCCAACTACGCTTTTTTCATCTCTCCAGATCAAATGGTCTGCTCTACGATACGCTGCAAACATTTCGGTACGCACCAATCTTTTTTCATTGGCAAAAGATGATTTGTAAATACCTTTCCCGGTATTAAATTTTACAGCTAATCTTCGTGCAGCCCAACTTGCTCTTTTATCAACTAACAGGTTATCGAATGGTCTATCCAAATATACTTTAACCGAATTTATTAAAGACGCTTCGGTTTCTCCATTAGCAATCCCGATAGCAATACGGGCTTCCAATTCGTATTTGAAGTTATTAGAATACTTTAGAATCCTTTGGTTTAATGTAACATCCTGAATTTTTCTATCAAGCCAACCTCGTAGCTTTGGGGTTTTTAATACGCGATTAAATATGCGAGTATTCTTTTCCTTAGAAAATTTCATACCATTCAATGTGAATTTATCCACAATGGCACGAATATCTAATCTAAACTGTGCAAAAATTACATCGGTTGATTTCGGGAACCTAAAATTATATCCAGTAGCACTTGGAGCCAAAAGATATAATGCAGCTAAAACTTTAGCCAATTCCATGAACCTTTTTTCTACCTCTTTGTCTGCTACTTTAGCCTCGTCATTCATGTAATCCATGAATTGTTGGGTTAGTCCTTGTGGGGTTATCATTCAATACCTCCATTCTTAATTAACGTATCCTTATACGAAAGTGGTAAATTGTTATTATCGCTAGAGTCGCATGAAATAACAGTTATTGATTTAACTATTTTACTCCAATCTTCTTTTGATAATTTATCCATAAATGGAGGTCTGTTTTTTAATGGTATCTTATAAACTACGTCACTTACTGAATCTCCCCAAATATATTTTTCTCCATCGTAATTAATAAAATATCTAAGTTCTCCATTTGCTTCTGGTTTATTTATCCAATACGAACATAATTGCTTTAGCCAAAATGGAGCATGAGGTGGAAATACAGTAGCGTAAATTTTTGACTTATTCATGCCATCTCTATTCCTAGACATTAAATATAAAAATTCATTTTCAGAAAATTCATGCAGATTATTAAATATTTGCAAACCATATTCCATTCCTGCAAAATCATAAATAGCTCTTTGGTGTAAGTTCACAAAATCTATTTTAATTTCCCTAATAGGTCGCATACAATCTAGGTTAATGCCTTGATACATAAGGTTAATATATTTTATATTACCTTTTGAAAAAACAGCACACCTTGTGTAATTAGTGCGATACTTTTTCAATGAACTTAAAACAGCCCATTTTTTACCACATCCTCTACCTCCAGCCACTATAACAATATCAGCCTCAGAATCTATTACTTTTTGTTGAAATAATGTAGGTATCATTCCATCCCCTCCAATTCTGATTCAATATATTTTAATCTACTTTGGAATACTGCAAGCAATTGACTATGCATCGGATGGCTTGTTTCGATTTTAATGTCAGCAAATACAAAACATTTTCTTTCGTGCCATTCTATTAGGGAGATCAATTCTTTTTGCTCCTTATTTTGGCGGGTTATTTTGTCTATTTTAGCTTGATCCATTGTTATTTCTTTTTAAGCGTTTTGATAGATTCTATTATTGATTTTTGTAAGCAAATTTGACGACGATCATTAAGATTAATCCACTCCCCACTAGCCATTTTAGCAGCATCTTCAATAGCCTTGTTATACCATTCTCGTATAAGCACAGAAGAATATTTGTTACCATCCAAAACCTCTTGCCTCAAATGAAATTTAAGGCTTTCAACCTTACTTTCTAATTGCTTAATTTGATTGTTTCTAGCCCTAGCTGCGTTTCTAAGATCCTCTATCTTACCTATAGCTTCTTCTATTGATGAGTAGTTTGTAGATGTGGTGAATTTCGATTCAGTAGGTATCCCATGATTCTTACATATTGAATCCCATTGCTCTTTAGTAAAATTAGCACACTCATCAACCCAAGCTTTACTAACATTCCATCCGTCAGCAGCTTTAGGACTTTCGGTATTTCCCAACTTTTCAAGTCTTTCGATTATTTCTTTTTTCCACTTTTGCATATCAAATTCTTTAGTAATATTTTTTACTTTATCTAATTCTTCCTGAAATTTATTCCTAATTGAAGATAAATTATCATATATTTCAGAGATTGGATTTGGAATATTGTCTCCTTTACTCATATTAATTTAATTTAAGTTAAATAAAGTACAAATATAAACATACTTTAGTTATAAACAAAAAAAAGCCACATAAAATGTAGCTTTTCTTAAAATAAAATATTTATCCTTATTTCTTCTCGGCAGCTTTCAATTCTTTCAGTTGAGCTTCCATTTCCGCTTTAGTAGGAAGTGGCTTTACATTGAATTTGCTAATATCAGCTTGAAGGTTTTTCATCTTATTCACGCTAGATTCAGCTTGTGTTAAGCTCATTCTATTGCAAACAGTAGCATCGTATCCTAGCTCCAATAAAAACTTCTTCATTTCTGACAACTCAGCATTACCTTGATCGGCTTTTATAGCTAAAATTTGAGCTTTCTTTTCTTCCATAGTACCTTCTGGAGAATCTACGCCTAATTCTTTCAACTCAGTATTGATAATATTTTCAGCTTCGATTTCTTTTCTAAACTTTTCTTTCAACTCAGCTTCCTCTTCTTCTCTTTTAGCCTTAGCTAAATCTGGGATAGGATAAGCCTCGACAAAAGCCTGTTCCATACGATGATCGAAATCTGCTGCAATATTAGCTCTTTGTGCTTTTTCATTCCAAGTTCCGATAGCATAAGTTTGTTGACCACCAATTCTTTCGATCAAAACGATTGCTTCACCTTCCCAAGCACCCTTACATGCTTTGGGTAATTTGTCTAATCTAGCGTACAATAACGCTGTGCTTAAATGGTTTTCCATATTAAATTACTGTATTAGTTATTATATCATTGCTTCCCGCATTTTCAGATGCGATCTGCTCTTTTATTCTTTTATGCTCTCCATTAATTCCTAGTGGATTAACTTCAGCTCCAGTCTCTTTGGATAATGAACCATATCCGATAGACTCATTTAATGTGCGAATAAGTTCTGCATCATTTTGAGGAACGTAAATATCAATCTCACCACGTAATTTCAATGTTTTAAACGATAATGACGAGCCGGATTCTATCCCATATCCTTCTTTAAACAACATTACGGCTCTGTCAATAAATTCATCCAATTCCTTTGCCGAATCTAATGCTTTTTCTACTGCTGGAGAGAATAATAATTTAACGGTTATCCCAGGCAAATCTCCACTTGACTTAACCGTGTCTGGTGAAATAGAAACGGTAAAGCTACCCATAAATATATGCTCTGCTAATATTTTTAATTCAGCAGCCATAGCAGAATTTGATTCTGGATAGGATAAAAATTGAGCTTTTGAATCTACTCCACCTTGAAGTATCTTGGCACTTTCATCTCGTCCCGGCAAGTCTTTTATTTGCCCTGTAATAAATAATATAGCGTTAGCATAATATCTATTATTTTCTGACATGCTAGATACAGATTCTTCGTAAGAATCTATCAAAGGTTGAACATCACCCCAACAAGCATCGTTACTTCTTTTATAACATATTGGAATATCGCTAAATCCATGCGCTTTAGGGTCCCCATCCTGTTTCCACTCTCCCATAAATGTCGAACCGAAAGCACCTCTTTTAATATAAGTTATAATTTCCTTTTTATCGAAAACGTCTAATTTAGTGATTGATTTTCCTTCAGCATTAACACTTCTATACATTCTCCCAAAGGCATCTAAATTATCGTAGTAATCGTAGTGAGGGAATAATAGGTCTCCATTTTTAAATCCAAACTCTTTCCATCCAAGCTTATTATCATTACGATAAAAGTATAATGCAGTATCTCCAGTTTCAAGCCAACTACCAATACATTTAGAAAGCGCAACTTGCATATTCTTTTCTTTCCAAGCCTGTTTGAATTGGATAAAAGTATTTTCCTTAGCTTCGGTTCTGTCTTTTTCTGTAAGTGTGAATTTAATATCCTTAGTGGCTAGATGAATCTTTTGCTTAGTGGCAATTATTTTTTGGAATGGAACTGCTATTTTGGCAACGGATTGTAATTTAAGAAAGTTTCCATCTTTATCATTAATCCTTTTATCTGGTCTATTATTTATCTTATGTCCAGAGGGGCTTAATTCAGATATTAATTTTTCCTGATTAATAATTTCCCATGTATTTCCATCAAATTCCATTGGTATTTTTTCGCCATCAACAGTAACGCCCATGCGCTGAGTGTATGGTAATACTCTTTTGAACGGCTCTTTTACCGTAATTAATTTTGGTTCCATATAATTACCAGATTAAACTTCCTGTGTATGTATCATTCTGCAAATATAGCAATTCTAACATAATATCCGTTTCCATAAAGTCAGGAGAATGTCCAATAGTTGCTATCATTTCTGATTTATCTATTATCCTAGGCTTACCATTCATACTACGTGGGTCTAGTTTTATAGCCTTTCTTTCTTGTTGATAATGCTCATATAAAGTTTTGTCATCTATTATTTTATCAGCTAATCTTCTATCGATAGAATAGTTTAAATTTTCGTCATTCCCAACTAAATCTCCATTTATTCTGTCTGCCCACCTAATACAGCATTGAGCTTTTAGATTATAATAATATTCACCATTTAAAGGGCTTGCCTGAGAACGATATTCCATAGCATTTGGAATATATCCGTCAATATGCGAGCCTACTCCATTAGCATCAAATACAACATCTCTAGGTTGTACGTGATATTTCCGCATCATTCCTAATATAGCATCCACTATTTGCTTGCCATCTGAACGGGGGACTGATATAATGTCTATTAAATGAAATCCATCAAAACATTTCACAATCATTTTATCAGAACCCTTACCCGCAACGTCGCTTGAAATACATCTTCTGCCATTGGTTTGTGGGGTACGATGAAAAACATCTTCCATTGCGTCAAAACTAACCAAAGCGTCGCCATTGGTTCTAATCTTCCAGTTACCATCCAAAAGGGCGGCACGATCAGCTTCACTTTGAGCAGCCAGACGGCCTAAGTATCGAGGGTCTTTTTTTAATAGTGCCTCATTTTCATAAATATTACCCGGAATAAATGTAATTGACGTTATAAAATCCGAAGCTTTCGCCTTCCCTTTTGATTTATCGATAAATTTTTTAAGCAAATCTCCGGCCTTTTCTTCTACCTCATCGAAAGAATTGCCCCAAATAAAATCAGATATTTTGTCTCCATTGGCAAAAAAGTATCTTAACACCCCACCTCTTTCTAATATGGGGAATCCATCTTCACCAATCCACCAATCAATCAACTTGGCTACCCATGAGTCAGGCTCAGGATTAGTAGTGGCCCTAATTCTTGATTGCGCTCCAGATGTTGACCTATTACGAGTGTATAGATACATAAACTGGTATAAGCTAAAGTGAGTAAGCTCATCGAAACATATCAGAGAATACTCCTGTCCTTGATGATTTTTAGCATCTTTATCGTACTGTAAACCACCAAATTCTACGGTGGCTCCAGATGGAAATTTGTATATTAATTTAGAATCGTTGTAAATAGGTTTAGGCCGAACCTCTGAATATATTTTATCAGCCTCTATTAAAACAGGATTAAGTTCTGTTAGTTTCCTTCTGAAAAAAATAGCCC